CTTGCGGTTTATTATAGCTGGTAGTGTATAAGCGTGGGTTCATCATATTTGGTGTGGTATCTTTAACTATGGGAAACTCCGTGAGGGCATTTTGAATATGCTGCTGCAAGACCCGGAACTGTTTGAGCGGATTCCGGGGATCACGGAAGAGCAGCGGGAAGCCTATGAAAGACAGAGAAGGAGGATGTTAGAACGTGGAAATTCTGGCGGTAGTGGCAGTCACAGTGTGTGCGGCGCTGTATGCGATAGCCGATTTTATCAAGCGTCGGCGCCGGCACAAATTCAATGAGGAGCTGCGCCGGTACATTCAGAAGCACAAGGGGGACTGGGACGATGCCGATGAAGGTTTGCATTGACTGTGGCACGATCTTCCCGGCGGAACACATCGGCGCAAAGCGGTGCTGCCTCTGCGCCGCCAAACACGGGACGGAGCCGACGGCAGAAAAGGTGTATCCCAAGCCGCCGGTCGATGACCTCACTCGGGATGTTCGGCAGGCCGATGCATCCGGTAAGTCCTACGGTTTCTGGCGGGCCGGTCTTCTGCTGGCGAAGCAGAAAGCCCGGGAAGAGATGGAAGTAAAGAAGGCCCAGCGGGAACAGCCGCATGAAGAGAAAGGAAAGCAGGAAAAATGAACATCGGAAGATGCAAGGGCTGTGGGCAGCCCATCGTCTGGATCGTCACCACCAAGGGCAAGAAGATGCCCTGCGACCCGCAGCCGGTCACGGGCTACGGCGACCACACGACCGTCAAGAAAGACAAAATCGTGACCGGCACGGGAATGGTCCTCTCCTGCAACCTGAAACCGGACGGTGGCGCAGTGCTTGGCGTCGGCTATGTTCCGCATTGGGCGACCTGCCCGGCGGCTCAGAACTTCAAGAAGGAGAAAAAGCAATGATGCCTGCATTGGCGCTCCTCTGGATTCTGGGCGGGACGTTTATCGAAGCGGCCATTACAACGCTTGTTGTGAGCTGGCTGATTGGAGAAAGCTTTCAATGGAGCGTGACCGTCCTGTTCTGGCTGATCCTGTTGTGCATCAAGTCGGCGTTGGGCTGGCGATGACCATACGGTCTGGGCGTACCGAAACACGCCTGCCACGCGGTCGAAAGCATGGGCGTGGACGACCGCCCCGGTCGCTCCGACAACCGGGAGTCCCACCTTCTGGGGACTGAAAGAATACAAAGGGCGGCCCGCATGGGTGGGCGGCGTCCGTGCGCCGCTCCCTTTATGGAGTATGCAGGCGCATCCGGGGGAGTAGCCCCGGAACTGGTTCGATTCCAGAGTGCTCCACCAGAACGAATATTCACCCGAGAAAAGAAAGGATCATGAACATGACGCCTAAAGAAATCGAAAAGCTCTTTAATCACCCTGCGGAACTGTCGGCAAAAACCGACGGGAAGGGAAACGGGCAGGTCGCACTTCGCGGTGAAGTGGCTGATCTGGGGTGGTTGGTGAATAAGGTTGTCACCGGCATTTACGCGCAGGTTGACGACCCGGATACCGTGAGAGCACTGGACGCTGCAATAACGATGACCATTCATCTGCGGGCTACGAAGCGCGTCAAGGAGCTTCAGGCAACCGGCATGACTTTCCCTATGAAGGTAGATGCAGCTCCGGCCCCGGATGGCGGCACTTGGGGTAGCATCTTCGGGGCTCTTTTCGGAAAGTGAGGCAAGGCAGGAATTCATATGGAGAGAAGGAAGGTTAATGAGTCCGTGGGTTAAATGGATTAGAGAAAACCGCGTCCACCCAGCGGAACTGTCAGCAAAAACCGACGGAGAAGATGGGGAGGTCACACTTCTTGGAGAGGTGAACGATCTGGCATGGCTGGTAGCCAAAGTCTTTGGCAGCATTTTCTTGCGGGTTGATGACCCCAAAAGCATTCGGAAACTAGACCTCATAATGACGACAAACATTCATTTTTATGCTATGGAATGCCTCGCGCGGATTCAGAAATCCAACTCGGATGCAGCTGTGAGCACGGACGCAATGACGCCTTTGGAAGGTGAGACTTTAGACAAAATCATGAAAACGCTTTTTGGACAGGAGGTAAATTGACATGACAAAAGCAGAAATCCATGCAAAACTCGTGGATGAGAATGGAAAGCTCAGGGTCAAGGTCGAAGCAAATGGATATGCGCTGGACCTTCTGGACATGATCGCCAGTGTTGCGGCGGGCGTCATCGCGACAGATGCGGACGATGAGGGCGTCATCAAACGCAGGAAGCAGTATTTCTTCATGACGACGGAGAACAACCTGAGAGATGGAAATGGTAGGGACAAGGCCGGGGAATGATGGGCGCGGGATGCACCCGAACACGACCCCGCTTGGCACAGCTACATATTTATATAAGGCCAAGGAAATGAAGAATCTTGCAAGAAGCACCAAGACTGGCGCAGCCCGCGGCGGCGGGATAAAAAATGAACAGTGTAGACACACGTTCGAAATAACCAGAGCGCAATGTGCGCCGTGTGCTGGTTATAACGCGGAATGCATGGACTACGAGAAAAACGATGCTGCCGATACAAAGCATCGGTCTGAGTTGTCATGAAATAAGACACCCCGCGCCCGCAGCTGCGGGGTGTCTTTTATATGGCGTGGGGCGGACAAGCTGCTGGCAACTGCTGATCCGCCGGAAGCGGGGCCGTACCCTGTCCGCGCCGCCTGCATAGGCATCATGAAAGCTGGTGCGATTTTGCATGAACTTTTACGCACTGGCAGGGCGAAAGAGTGCCGTAGGGCAGCGCCTCTCCTAGCGCCGCAAGCGTGGTGAAAGCCCACGCTGCTCTTGAGCCAAGCCGCATCCACATGACGGTATCATGGAAACCGACAGGGTGCGCCCGCTGCATGAGCGCAGAAATGCCTTGTCTGATTCACCCAAGACAAAGGTGAAAGGCCTGGATTTGGCCCCGGGCCGCCCCGCCGCGTTACTCTTTGACGCGGCGGGTTTATATGCGGGTGCATAAGGCTGTTGTCTGTCACCGATTCCCCATCGGCAGGCAAGCCGGTTCGATACCGGCCATCCGCGCAAGAAGAAAGTGAGAAGAACATGATTCACCTTGGAGACATCACGAAAATCCACGGCAACCAGATAGAGCCGGTGCATTGCATCATATTCGGCTCGCCCTGTCAGGACTTGTCTATGGCGGGATTGAGACTCGGGTTTGGCGGCGACCGCTCAGTGCTGTTTGTGGATGCCGTCAGAATTATCGGAGAGATGAGGAGAGCCACAAATGGAATGTATCCAACTTTCGCTGTTTGGGAGAATGTACCCGGAGCTTTCAGATCCAACGGTGGAGAGGACTTCCGAACTGTGCTGGAAAAGCTTGCCCGCGTGGCACAACCAGACGCTTCAATTCCTCGACCTTCGGAGGGGGGGCGGCGCTGGAAACACGCAGGAGCAATCGCCGGAGACGGATGGAGCTTGGCTTGGCGACAGCTTGACGCTCAACATTGGGGAGTCCCCCAGCGTCGCAAACGAATCGCTCTTGTCGCAGATTTTAGAGGTGGACGTGCCGCTGAAATACTTTTTGAGCGCACGGGCCTGCCGGGGAATCCTGACCAGAGCATCCCGACGTGGCAAAGCATTGCCGGACTTGCTCAAGACAGCCCTGCTGGACATGATCGAGTGGTGGGAGAGCGAAGCTACTGCATCAGCGGAAACACCGTAGACCGGGTTACATACCAAAACGGAACCGGCGTGAGGGAAAGCGGCAGCTTTACGGTGAACACCGTGGACCGCCATGCGGTAGCGTACTCCATCAATCCGCTGGACAGCAACAGCATGAAATCGGCAAATCCCAATAGCGGCTTCAACGAAACGAAGGTGAGCCAGACGCTGGACTGCTTCGACCCTAACCCTGCAAAGAATCAAGGCGGTCTGGCGATAGTGCAGCCCTATGTGCTGAAAATCCGTTCGGGTTGTGACGGCGGCGGCAAGGGCGCGCTGGTGCAGACAAAAAGGACCATGACGCTCTCGACGCTTCAAGATCAGACGCTCTTTCAGCCGGTCGTCTTTGATGCCCGGGGAAATGGCGACGGTATTACAGTCCCGACTATCACTGGAGATCACGAGTCCCGGGTGACGGACTACACGGCCATTGCGGTTGACCTGTACAACGGGGCCGTGACTGGCGATAAGGCTGCACCCATTACATGCAGGAGTATCGGGTCTCATTCCGGGCCGCAGGTGGCAGAACAAAGAACTTTCAGCGAGCAGGCTTATGACAGCTTCAAGCAGAGTGGAAGCGGAGGAACGCTGAAGGGCAGCGGTGGCGCAGTAGGGTATGGCGGGGAGTCTCTGGTGGCAGAAAAGATGGTTCGCTGGATTGTCCGCCGCTTGACACCGACAGAGTGCGAGCGCCTGCAAGGCCTTCCCGATGGCTGGACGGACATCGGGGAATGGATAGACACCAAAGGGCGAGTCCATAAACCGGCGGACACCCCGCGCTATAAGGCGCTGGGAAATTCCATTGCTTTGCCGCAATGGTTCTGGATCGTCCAGAAAATGCGGCCATACATAGGTGACGGGGCAACAATGGGCAGCTTATTCGACGGAATAGGCGGTTTTCCACTGGTCTGGGAAGCAACCTATGGAAAGGGAACTGCAAGGTGGGCTTCGGAGATAGAGAAATTTCCCATCGCAGTAACAAAGAAATGGTTTGGAAGCGAGGAGGCGAAGCTATGAAAAATCCTATGATGCAGAAAGTGACGCTGGCGTTAAGCTGTGCTGCTGTTGGTCTGGCAGTTTTCGATATGACGGTCAAGGATGCTCGTATTCATGAGCTGACGGAAGAACGGGACATCTACGCCAGCAGGTTTCAAAACTGGTCTGAACGTGCAATGCGGGACGAGGAAGCAATCTCAGAGCGAGATGATTTGCTCGACAAACTGCTTGGCGAGATGGATGCTGTACTCAACGGTGAAATCAAGTTCGAAGACGCGGGTGAATTTCACTGCACTGCATACTGCACAGAAAATTTTCCGCATGAGTGTGGAACGGGAACAGGAATCACGGCCAGCGGGCAGCCGATCCAGGCGGACGTGACGGTGGCGGCAGACCAAACACTTCTCCCCTATGGGACGGTTTTGTACATAGAGGGCGTGGGCATCCGCATTGTGCAGGACAAGGGCGCAGGCGTGCAGGGACGGCGTCTTGACATCGCTGTTGCCGGGACGCATGAGGACGCCTTAAAGTGGGATGGATACGGCAACCATAGGGTGTGGGTCATTGAAGGGTCGGATGGTGACGAATGAGAGTCGGTTGCTACTGTATGGACTGCATGGAGGGCATGGCGCAGTTTCCGAATGATTTCTTTGATCTCGCGGTTGTTGACCCGCCGTATTTCAGCGGGCCGGAGCGCCGGGGCTACTATGGTTCAAAGGTCAGCAGGATAGGCGTCCACCGCGATTATCCCGTTTCTCCAAAGTGGGATGTTCCTGGGAAGGAATATTTCGATGAGCTGCTTCGGGTGAGTCACCATTACATCGTATGGGGGTGCAACTACTTTGACTACCAATTCGCGCCCGGGCGTATCGTCTGGGACAAGTGCAACGCTAACACGAGCTTTTCGGACTGTGAGATCGCAGCGACAAATCTGTTTTCGTCGGTTCGACTGTTCAGATTCATGTGGAACGGAATGATGCAGGGAAAAAGCATCGCCGAAGGCTATATCATGCAGGGCAACAAAGCTCTGAATGAAAAGAGAATCCACCCGACTCAAAAGCCGGTGGCGCTGTACGACTGGATATTCCGGGAGTATGCAGCTCCGGGACAGAGAGTCCTCGACACACATCTTGGGAGCGGGAGTAGCAGAATTGCCGCATACAACGCGAGTCTTGAATTCACGGGATTTGAAATCAGTTCGGAATATTACAGCCTGCAGGAAAAGCGTTTTCAAGAATACACCGCCCAGCAGGATATGTTTCATCTTTGTTTGTCGGAAAGGGGAGAAACGGTATGAGCAAAGCTGTCCTTATCAGCATTCGTCCAGAGTGGTGTAAGAAAATTGCAGGCGGGCAGAAGACCGTGGAAATCCGTAAAACAGCACCAAACCTGAAAAAGCCGTTCAAGTGCTACATCTACTGCACCAAGAGCACACACTTTGTTGATATTCCCGGCGTGAAAGAAAGTGACCTCATGCCGGCTGACGGAAAAGTCATCGGCGAGTTTACTTGCTACAGTACCACGATCATCTGCCATGTAGGGACGACGGGGAGCGGGGCTTTGCCCAAGCTGCACATTATTGGGCCAGGGCCGGGATTGCAGTATAAGCCTGCAACTGACCTGCTCAAAGCGGCTTGCATGAGCGAAGAAGCGGCGGAAGAATATCTCAAGGGTGGCAGCGGGTTCGGCTGGGACGTCTCAGACCTCAGAATTTATGGTAGGCCGCACGAATTGTGCGAGTTTACAGGTCTCCGAAAAACAAGATTCGGCATGGAGCCGGTGAAACTCGACCGCCCGCCGCAGAGCTGGCGTTATATCGAAATGGAGGAGCTGGACGATGACGGAAGAGTGGAGAGTGACCGAAGATGAAATTTCCCGATAAAAAATATTCCGTCATTTATGCAGACCCGCCGTGGAGCTACCGCCAGCATGGAACGGGGCCGAAAAGCCGTGGCAATGCGGCGCAGCACTACCACACGATGAGCACCGAAGACATTTGCGCTCTCCCGATTCGACAAATTATGCGGGGGGGGGGGGGGG